CAACGCCGCGGTCGCCTGAATGCTCTGCTCGAGCGTGGGGCAGGTGAACGGCGGCCGCGCCGAGGACGGGCAAGAGGTCATCTGCTCCGCTCCGGCACTAACTCAGAACGTCACGGTCCCGAGCACGGCGATCTGTCCGGCGGTCAAAGAGGTGTTGCCGGGGGAAGCCGAGAACGCCAAGGAGTCGGTCGAGCCGGCGCCGGCGTTGGCCGCATTGGCCGTTAGCGTCAACGTGGTGCCGGTATAGGTCAGCACCGTGCCGATCTGTTTTCCCGCAGTAATGTCGTAGACGTTCATGCCGGGCACAACCCAGGGATAGCCCGAGACGTTCGGCATCGTGACGGTGGCGCTCGAGGTCGAGATCGCGCCGGCCGCCGTAATCAGGCCAGCCACCACGCTCACGGTGCCGCTGGTGACGCCCGCCGCGTTGTCGACGGCCTGCTGGAGCCATTGCTGCAGGAAGGTGAACGGGATCGCGAGATAGGGCATCGACGCGTTCGGCGTGGCGATGCCGGCGACCTGCGACAGCCGAAGGAACGCCGCCTGCAGCTCGGCGATCACGGCGGCCTGCGTCGTCGGATTGGACGGCGTCAGTCCGGTGATGATGGCATTGACGGCGACCGGCGTCGGCGCCACGACGGTGACGGTGGCCGCGGACGGCTGGACGGTTTGTATGAAGGCGGTGATCCCGGCGATATCGCCGGATTGCGGGATGCCGTTCGCATAGAGGTTGTCCATCATCGGCAGCACGCGCACGGTGCCGATGCCGGCCCACAGCGGCTCGACAAACACGCGGGTGACGTTGCCGTTGGCCTGCTGCGTCCAGATCACATAGTCGGATGCCGCGCCTCCCTGCGGCGGATTTCGTTTCTTGAACAGGATGCGGTAGCGGAACGTCCCCGGCGGCGGATTGAAAGTGGCGCCGTCCTGTTCGACGTCGGTGCCCGCGGTCATGCCGCCGGTCGCGACCGTCGCCACCGCGGCGGCGTCGCCGTTCACGTCGGTGGTGCCCGATAAGATTGAAAGCGACGTGCCCGCCTGAGTGACCGTGTTTGATCCGGTGCCGACCGATTGCGCCGGCACGGTAATCGTGCCCGAGCCGGTGATCGACAAGGCGGCCAAGGCGATGAACCGCACGCCGTCGCTGCGCTGGAAGATGGCGCCGTAGGCGACGTCGTAGGAATCGGCGACGACGATCGAGATATTGCCGGCCGACGGCGTCGGCTGAAAGCGCGAGAGATTGATCTCGGCGCCGTGCAGGTCGAGGTCCGGACCGTCGGCGGTGAGCGCGAATTTTTGCCGCTGGATGTCGTCGGCGAAACCGAACAGCTCCGACGTCATGCCGCCGATCACCTTGGCGGTTGGGTTGACGTTGTTCGGCCACAGCCAGGCGTCGGTGCCCGGGAGATTGGCGCGGATCGCGTTGCGCGCCCGCGTCACCAGTTGATAGAGCGACGGGATTGGAAACATTTATGGCTCGCGCGACTATTTTCAGGCCGCGGCCGCCACTACCTGCTGCCACACCAGGTTGAACTTGCCGCTGTAGACGAGCGCGCCCTTCTCGCCGAAGAGATTGATGGAGAGCGCCAGCCCGTTGAGGCCCGTGATCTCGGCCGAGCAATCGATCTCGACCACCGCGCCCTGCGTCTGCAGCGGCGCGAGCGCCTGCTCCGCAAGAGGAGCCGCCCAGGTTGCCGCCAAATTCAGCGGCATGTTCCAGAGCACCCACAGCAGCGAGCCGAGCGGCCCTTCGCCGAGATCGGTGCGCACGTCGACGCCGTCGCCCCACCAACCGCGCGGGTCGCCGTCGCGGACATATTGCGCCAACGGATGCGCCGGCGGCATGGCGGCGTCGCTGGACAGCGTCAGCGTCACTGCCGTCGCCAGCGCGGCATTGGCGGCGAGGCCGCCGGAATTCAGCGGCGCATTGCCGGCCAGCGCCCAATCGGCGACCGCGGCGGCCTCGTTCCAGTTCGAATCCCACAACAAGAACGGATCGGGCTGACAGGCCTCGTTCGCCCGAATGAGGATTTCCATGGCAAGCGGCCCATCTTACAGCTTGATCATCACGTTCCGGTAGGCGCGCGGGTTGACGACATTCATCACCATCTAGAGATTGTCGTGCCGGACCCGGATCCCGAAACAGTGAGGTTATTGCCGCTGCTCAGATTGGATGCGGGCGCATTGCTGGCATTCCCGTAGGTGCCAATCGTCGAACCGGTCAGCTTGTTCCCGTCGACGTAGGCGCCATATGCCGTTGTATGGTTGCGGATGAAATAGTCTGCTCCCGTCAGATCAATTCCAACATTGTTGACGATGTTGTTCGCGATCCCGTCGTTATGGATGCCGGTCAGCACGTTGGAGTTCAGAATCTTGTTCCCGTCGATGTTTCCGTGATTGCCAGTCGTGTGAATGGCATAAGAACTCCCGGTTAGGAGGTTGTCTTGATTGATGTAGCAATCGCGGATCGTGAAGCTATCTTCGCCGGGGTTCATCAGATTAATGGAGTTGGAGTTTTGCTCCAGGTAGACGCCGATGATCTGATTGCTGTTGCCAGAGCCGCTGCTCGCGAGAACGCCTGTAATGCCCGCCGTGGTAAAACGGTCAATCTCGCCGCCCGTGATACGAATCTGATTGCAAGTGTCAGTCCACTGAATGCCAATCAGTCCGGTGTCAAGATATGGCTCGAACACTTCGCCGGGCCAACAGCGCAGGAACTTGATGCCGTTCGTCAAAAATCCAAGCCCATTTGCTGAGAAGATCGGGCGAATAAGGTACGGATGGTAGCAGTCCGTGAAAGAAATCGCCCAACCACTTCCCGACGATGTGGGCTGGAAGTAGCCGCCGACAATGCCGGGGTATTGAAGGTAATTGGTGGTTCCAACAAAAGCAAAGCAGCCATTTGTCCCATTGTATAGGAAGGTAGCCGGCCCCTCACAGATGATCAGCAACCGAGAACTGCCGGCGCCCGTGATGGTGATAAGCGACCCGACCGTATAGGTGCCCACCGGAATATAGAGAACGCCGGTGTGAGCGTTAGCCGAATTACAAGCGTCTTGAAGAAGCGCGGAGCAATCCGTAGCCCCTGTTCTGTCGGGCGCCCACTCCGCGAAATTGGTGAACGTCTCGAGTAGCGTCGTAAGCGGTAGCGCCACCGCGCCTGTGCCAAGCTGCGTGAATGTGCTGGAAGCGAAGGAGGCGGCAACAAACTCCGTAGTCGCCAGTTGTGTCGTGTTTGTCCCTGGCGCCGCGGTCGGTGCTGTCGGCGTATCGGTAAACGCAGGAGACGACAGCAACGCCACCGACGCGGGCATATCCCCCGTAACCAGCGTGAACGGGATCTGCGATATCTCCGTCATCGCGGCCTCTCAGGCCCCGGCCGCGCTGATAACGCCGCTCGCAGCGACGTTGCCTTGCACCGTGACGTTGCCGTTGATGGTGCATCCGCTCGGCGCGGTGATGGTGACTGCGCCGGTGCCGACGATGCGAATGTTATTCTGCACGAGGCTGATAGCCTGGCCGAAGGCGTCGTAGAGGGTAGTGCCGCCGACCGGCTGATTTTTGGGCCGATACTTCGCGGACTCGCCGCCGAGAAAGAGCGCTCGGTCGCTGCGGCCGCCGGGACAGACGATGAGGCCAACACCGCCGGCCGGCGGGTTCGAGCTGAAGCCGAACAGCGCGACGGTCGGGACGTCGACTGGCTGATCGCCGGCAAGGCCCGCCAGATTGACGAGCTGCTGGCTGCCCTGGTCGTTGACCGCCTTCACCGACGCGCGCCGCAGCATCGTGCGCAGCGCGTCGCGATCGGTGAGATAGGACGAATGCCGCGTCATCCGGGCACCGAGCCAGGCGCGAACGGCACCGGCGGCGTACCGACGTTCCAGATGCTCGAGGCCGTGCTGCCGGGCGGGCTAGAGCCTTTTGCCGCGGTGCCGCCATAGGCACGCGGATCGACCAGCTCGAGGTGCGCGGTCGAGCCGCCCTTTGACGCGTGCTTGCCGGAGCCGGCGCCCCCGCGCTTCTGCGTGAACTTGATCTTCTTGATCAGCAGCGCCTGGCAGAGACCGATCCGCTCGCTCTCGACCCAGACGAGCCAGCCTGGCGTCCACAGCGTGCCGCCGGAATCGCGAAAGCCGTAGGTCACTGCGTGCGCTTTCAGCGCCTCGCCGGCCTCGCGCTGGCTGTGCGCGTCGGCTAGCGATTGCGCCGTTTCGCTGTCGATGTCGGAATCCTCGACGTGCACCAGCGGCCGGTAACGGCCGGTCGTGAAACCCGGCGCCGACGATGAAGGTGCGCTCTGCACCGGCGCGGCGCCGCCGCCCCAAACCGAAGCATCCTGCGCGGTCGCTTCGACCTGCAGCGCGGCGGCGTCGGTGCCCGAGGCGGATTGCCCGCGCACGATGATCGGCGAATGCCGATGCGCCCAGTTCAGATCGCCTTCCAAATCCTTGAGCGGCGCCTGGCCCTGATAAAGACCGCCGGCGTGGCGCTTGCTGCCCGGTTTGGTGAGCTTGAGCGAGCCGTCGTATTGGCCGCTGAGCGTCAGCCCCTGCGCGCGCGTCAGCTTTTCGCAGGCCGCAAATCCGGACTCGCCGGGCACGAGCTGATAGCTTTCGACGTCGTCGAGTTGTTGATCGGTCGCGACCGTGACGCCGAACGGCTGCGCCAGCGCCTGGGCGATCGCCAACGGCGACTGGTTCTGAAAATTGCCGGTGCCGCCGGGATCGATCGCGGCGCAGTCGATGAAATCCTGCGATTTCGACCGGCCGCTGATGGTCAATTTCTTGAAGGTCGGTTGCAGCCGATCGACATAGCCGGTGAAAGCGACGTCGTTGTTGAACTGGATCTGCAGCGGCGTGCCGGGAGCGAAGATCTGCAGCCGCTGCGCCGAAGGTGCGACCTCGAAGGAGAAACTATGCGCCGCATGATGATAGCCCGCGTCGACCTCGAAGTTCTTGAAGGTGCCCGTGAACGGCTGGCCGTTCGCCAGCACGGTTATAACTTCGGCCACAGCGCTCGCTCCGGCGCGTTAAGGACTCGGCCAATTGACCGGCATGTTCGGCGGCGCCGCGTAGCCCGGCGCCAGCGCCTCGAACGACAGCGGCATGAATGATGGGTGCACGACGTTGTTGCGCAGCACCAGGTCGACCGCGCGGGTCGGGTCCTGATAAAGCCGCCACGCCCACCACAGGGCCGGCATCGATTGCGGCGAGCTGATCGTCACCACCGGCGCCAGATTGGCCATCAGCTGCGTCAGGTATTGCACCACGGCGCCCTGCAGGTCCTGCAGCGCGACATAGACCGGAAAGCCGGCGGCGCCGGTCCAGCTGCCGAGCTCGTCGCCGACGATTTCGGCGAACAGCGCGCGCGCGGCCACCGCATCGGCCCGGCTTTGATAAGTCTGCCGCTCGAGCGCTTCGCCCCAGGCGGCGAGCGCGGCGATCCGCGCGAACGCCAGGATGGCGGCGGCGTTCGCCGCGGCCGCAACGGCATTCGGCGATGCACCAACCGCGAGCGGTGTCGGTATGACGGCCGCGAGCGCCTGATAGAGAGATAGCATCGCGCCGGCGCCGGCATCGGGATTGCCTTGGAGGCCATCGGCGAGCTGGCTGATATTGGCGCCGATTGTCGCCGCGAGGATGGCGGTCGGATCGGTGAGCGAAGGCGAAATCGCCGGCGCCTTGTCAAGCAGGGTGACGATGGCCGAGGCGACCGCCGCTACCTCCGGGTTCGGCGAATTGATCAGCGATGACGCCGGCGTCGTCTTCAGCGGCGCGGCCGCCGGATTGCCGTAGGCGATCAGCAGTGGCGCGGCGGTGACGATCGCGACATCGGCGGCGGCGACCGCTGCCGAGGTATCGGCGTCGACCGGATTGACAGTGCGCACCGTCTCGATCGCCGCGACCACGTTCGCGACCTCGTCGACTGCGCCGGCGACGATGTAATCGGCCGGATTGTTGAGCACCAGCGCGTCGGGAAACATCCCCGCGCCGGCCTGCCACAGCGCGGCGGCCTGTTCGAAGACCGTCTGGCCGAGCTGCGGCACAGAAACGAACGGCGCCGCCGGCGTCACCGGCCCGGCGGAGACAAACTTCAGATGGAAGGTGATGAAGCCGAGCTTGTCTTTGTCGCTGGTGCGCTTGAAGTCTTCGCAATGAACACTGACCGGGCCCATGATCGGCACGACCAGCGTGCCCGGGCCCTTGCTCTCGAAGATCTGCTCGAGCGCGACCGCCTGCTGGTCGGCGACGTCGCTCGCCACGTAGGCGAGACCGGAGAATTTCCGCGCCTTGATGCCGGTGTCTTCGACGTCCCAGCTTTCGGCGCCGAAATATTCATGCACTTCGGCGTCGCGGCCGCCTTCGGAATCGTCGTGCTCGAAATAGAACGGCACGCCCATATAGGACGCCGGCCACAGCGTGCTGATCCAGTCGCGGGCATAAACCATGGGCGGTCACGGCAGCATGTTGCCGGCGCCGACGTCGGGCCACGAGACGCCGCGGTTGCCGGTCGAACCGCGGACCTTGATGCCGGTGATTTCGCCGGCGTGCTCGATCGCCGCTTCCAATCCCTCCGGGATCTCCACCTTGACCGTGAGCGTCGCCTCGCCTTTGATCTCGACCTGTTGCGGCGCCTCGACTGCGGCCTGCCATTGTTTCTCGGCGCCGACCGAAGCCAGCCAGGCAGGCGGTTCCACCGGCGCCGGCGAGGCTTTGCCGAACCATCCGCCGCCGCCTTCCATGCCGGCCCAGCCTTGGGGACCCAGCGTTTCCGCGAGGCGCGCGTTGACCTCCTTGGCGCGCTTCGGATCGCTCATGATCGAGCCGAGCCAGCCGCTATAGGCCTCGGCCGCGATCTCGAACGGCAGCACTTCCGGTCCGAGACCGAAGCGGATCGCTTTCAGCGGCGCGCGCATCAGCGTGGATGCAAATTCCTTGCTCAGCACACCGAACTTGCCGGCCATTCCGACCGCGCTCTCGTAGGCGATCAGCGCGCCGCCGGCGATCGTCGCCGCCAGGCCGGCCTCGGTGGCCTTCTGCACCGCCGGATGCTCGTGTGCGGCCTGATTGAGGTAGGCGATGCTGTCCGCAATCGCCTTGAGCGAGCTCGCCGCCGGCTGCGCCAGCGGACCGGCAGCAACTTGCATCAAATTGGTGAGCTGCTCGGTGACGGCATGAACGCCCATGCCGACATCCTTACCCAGGAAGGTGTCGGCGGCCTCCAGCCCCTCCGCGTGCTCGATGAGTCCCCAATCCTTCATGATGCGCGATTGCTGCGTCGCGAGCACGCTGACCAATTGCTGAGCGGTCGCATCGCGAAAGACCGTAGCGATCTCGCCGAGAATCTTTGTCTTGTCGGTGATCCCCTTCTTGGCGAGCGCCGGCAGGAAAATCTCGTTCACCCAGCGATAGGGATCGGCGGCGGCGAGCTCCCAGCCGGTGACCGCACCCGGCCTGACCGACGTCACGATGCCGGCCTTGGAGATTTTGACCTTCGATTTATCGCCGATCAGGCCAAGATCGAGCAATTCGTTGGCCGCTTTCACCTGCATCCGGCCGCCGACGAGCGTCTGATAGAAAGTGCTCAACGCCTTGCCGGCCGAGGACCCGCCCATCTCCTGGGCGAAGGTGGGCGCCGTCATCAGCTGGAACCGGTCCGACAGCGCCTGCGTTGCGCCGCGACCGTATTTGAACATCGCGTAATAATCGGTGGGCTTGAGCGTGTCGCCGAAGACGTTGAGCGCCTTCGCCATATTGTCCATGTAGTGAGTGAACTTCGGCAGGTTCTGGGTAACGCCCTTGATCTCCATGCCCTTGATGAGCTGATCGAAGTCCGCTTCCAGCTCTTCGGTACGCTCGGGATGCGCACCCATGGCGACGACGCGCATTTTCGCCATCGGCTCGACGACCTTTTGCGCCTCCTCGAACGAGCCGACGATCGAGCGCGCGTTGCGCAGCATGTGCAACAGCGTGGTCTGCGACAGTGCCGGCAGCCTGGCCGAGACGCTCGCGGCCGCCGTTTCGGCCTCGCCGATTTCCTCCGGCGTCATGCCGGCGGTTTCCATGCGCACGCGCTCGTGCTGGCCGGCTATTGCCGCATGCGCGGTTTTTGCCGCCAGCTCATGGGTAACGTGCGCCGCCTCGTAGGCCGTGGCGCCGGCCATTCCGCCGGCGATCAGCGGTCCAAGGTTCCGGCCGATGACCTGCGAGAGCCGTTCGATGCGCTGCAACTTGCCGTGCAGCATGTCGAGCTTGGTGCCGGCGTGGTCGATCGCCGAGCCGACGTTGAGAAAATTGCGGCCGACGCCGTCCATGCGCTTGCCGGCGGCCGCGAGCTTGTCGAATTTGCCTCCGACGGCGTCGAACATCGCGCCGGTCTTGTCGCGGCCGCTGATGACCAGCTGCGACTCGAGGACTTTCGGCGCCATTATCGTTTCCGCCTATGCCAGGCCGCCGCGCGGGCGTGCCAGCGCTGGAGCTGGCCGATCGGCAGTGCGCTTATGGCGCTACAGTCTTGCCCGGCGCCGAAGGCGAGCTCGTCGGCGAGGTCCCCGAGGCCTCGCCCACCTCGTCGCCGTCCCGGAAAAAACTTTTCACCGCCTGGCGGACCGCTCTCGCCAGCTCCATGCCGCCGTCCTGAACGATGAGCGCGTCGGGCTCGACCAGCAGGATTTCGCAATATTTGGTGATGACGGCCTGGTCTTCGATGATGAAGGGGATTCGCGAGCCCGGAGAGACGCCGACCAGGAATGGGTCACCGATCTCCATATATTCGGCATAGGTCGGCTCGCGCAGGACCACTTTGGTGACCACGTCATGACCGACGATCGGCTTGTCGAGCTTGATGGTTTTGGTCCGGCCGGCTGGCTTGTTCTCGGTCATTGTCTCCTCGTGCGCGCTCGCGCGATTGCAGAGAGCCAGCGCGCGCTATTGCGTCGAGTAAGTGCCACCCTCGATTTTCAGGCCGTCGATCTCGCCGGTGGACAGATTGTGCTTGGGCGTGCCGGTGAGCCGCGTGTTGGTGAACAGGTGGGTGACGTTGTTGTCGATCTCGCGGATCGTGCAGTTGCCGATCTGCAGCAGCAGCCCCTTCCAATTGATATTGGCCGATATCCGGAGCTTGAACTCGGCACCCGGCTGTTTTGGCTTGAGGATATAGGCGGGACTGCCGTCCTGGTTGGTCTTGACTTCGGCCGTATAGATCGCGGGATCGAGCATCACGTCGGCGTCGGCGATCGGCGTCGACCAGCCGTTGAAGGTGAAGGTGACGCGGCCGCCGAATTGGTTCGGAACAGCAGTCATGGAGCTTTCTCCAATTCGCCCGCGCGCGAGCGGGTTGCGATAGCGCGTTCACGCGCGTGAACGCGCGGATGCCGGCGCGACTGCGCGGGCGTACTAAAAAGCTTTATGGATTTGCCAAGGCCGCCAGCGGTGCGCCGGACGGCGAGTAGTATTGCAGGAACGCCGTCACGTTGGCGGCGAAGATGCGCAGCCCGGCGACGAATTCGAGCGGCAGGTACGAATCGCAGCGGCTCGGGTTGGTGGCATTCTGCACCACGACCAGGAATGTGGCGAAACTCGCCGCATCCTGGGTGACGCCGTCGGCGACGAGATCGGTGTAGGCGTGAACTTCGACGGCCGCGACGTCGGCGGGCGTGACGATGGTTGCAACGTTGAAGGGATTTTCCGCCGCAAACGCCTTGCGGCCGAGCTGGGTCTGCACCTCGCTGCGCAGATAGCGCAGCGCGAACATGCCCTGTGCCATGGTCTCGGTGTCCATGAACGTCTGATCGGGCGCGTTGGCCGAATTGGTCTTGTAGGTGGTGACCATGCGGTTGATCACCACTTCACCGGACGAATTCACCGTGAAGCCGGCGATGCCGTAGCTATAGAGCGCCTGCAGGTCGGAATTCTGCCACCACTTGGTGCGATCGAATGGCGGCAGCACGCCTTGCAGCACGATGCCCTGCATCGGCACCGAGCATTGCGGCGCGGTGCCGAGGTTCTGCACCTCGGCGCCGCCGAGCGCGGCGGCCCATTCCCAGGGCGGGGTGCGGAACACCTGCGCGCCCATGACGGTTTCGTGCTGATTGTTACGTCCGGAGCCGAATGTAGTCTGGGTCGAGAGCGTGCCGGCCGCGACCGTGGTGTGATGGCCGTAGATCTGCTGGAAGGATGACCAGCGGCCGGACGCGTCGCTGAGAAATTGCTGGATGGCGGTGAGCGAGGTCGAGTCCGAATACGGCGACGCGATCCAGTCGAACGGTATCGAGCCGCAATTGGCCAGCGGCGTGGTGAGTGTGGGAATGCCGGAGCCGCCGGACATCGGCGTGACGGTGGCGTTGGCCGATTGCAGCACATTCGGCTGATTGGTGACCAGCGCGACGCCGATATTGTTGCCGAGCGCGCCGAAATGGCGCGCCGTCAAATCCATCTTGTTGGTGGTCGAGCCATCGACCGCGGCGACGATCGGCAAATTGAGCGCATTGACCGCGGCGACACCGTTGGTTGTGATTGTGGGGGCGGTGTCGGAGGCGTTCACCTGCCAGGCGACCAACCGTCCCATCACCTCGATCAGCGCGGCGCCGGCGACGCCAGGCGCGGTGAAAAGAATGCTGCCGGTCGCGGCGGCGCCGGCGGGATCGGATAGTGGGAGCGCCCAGATTTCCTGGGTCGGCGCCTGCAACCGCGCAGTGTTGTACATGCCGACCAGCATGGAACCGAGGCCGAAGCGAGCGATCGCGTCGGCCGTGCTGGCAATCGGGCCATAGGGGACGCCGGGCGTCGCGTTTCCGGCCGAAGTCATCTGCCCGACCAGCAGCTCCTGTGTCTCGCCGGAATAGGGCGTGCCGCCGGAATTGAACTCGAACGAGGCGAAGGGGACGAGCGTGTTGCCCGGCACATTATTGAAAGGAACGGTGGTCATCGCGTGGCCTCGGCTTTTGCCGCCGACTTCGACGGCTTGGGATCAGGCTTCGGTTGCACCGGCGCCGGCACGGGCTCGAGCGGCGGATTTATCTCGACCACGTCATCGTCGCGCAGCCGCGCCGCCCAATAGGAATTCAGCGGCTTCCATTCGCCGGTGGCGGCGAGCGGCCGGCCGCCCTGCTGCGGGTCCGGCACGACGCGCGCGATCGGCACCTTGGTGACCGGGTCCGTCATCGGCGCCGGCTTGATGAAGACGTTTTGCATTTTGGTGAGTCTCTCGTGCTCGCAGCAGCGAGTTGCGCTCAATCAGAGGGGTAAAGATCGTCCACTTCGCCGACGATGTTCGGCGTCGCCGGAATCGCGGCGCCGGGCAGATGCGCCTTGACGTTGAGCCCGACAGTCTCCAGCGGCACGCGCAGGGGCATTTGCGGGAAGGTCGGCTCCTGGATCAGGCCGTCGATCACGCGGCGGCCATAGGAATTCTCCGGCAGCATGCAGGCGACGGTCTTGAGCGGCTCTGGCAACAGAGCAAAACCCGTGAGCTGTTGCACCGGCGCCGGATCATAGGCATCGTCGCCGTTGACCAGCACCTTCCAGGTGATGGTGCGTCGCGCCAGGCGCCGGCCTTCTTCCGAGGTGCGATGCACGGTCGAGCGGATGTTGGTCACGCGCGAGGCACACACCTTGCGGAAGATCAGGCCCGAAGGCGCGTAGAACAGCGTGAAATAGATTTGCGCGCTGATCAGATTGAGTGCCGCCTCGAGCTCGGCATCGGTCTCCGGCCATCCGACCGTGAAAATCTGGGGATCGGCATCGGCGGCGGCCTTTACCACCACCGAGCACTCGAAGATGAGGTCGATGCATAGCAGATAAGGCGGCCCGCCGCGTTTCTGGCCGGCCTCATGGCTGTCGTCGTCTTCCGCATAGATGACGATGATCGGCCGCTCTTCTTTCTCCTGCAGGTCCTCGAGTGGGTCGATGCGGCTGTCGTAAATGTGCTTCTTCGCCAGCGTCGGCCAGGGACCGTCGGCGAGCAGCGCCGGCGTCGGCCTTAAGCCTTCGATGGCGGCGAGTCGCAGCGCCAGGGATGACAGCATGATTGTTCCGGCCGATCAGGCCGCGGTTTTCTTCTCGCCCGCGGGCTGCTTCTCCGCGTCGATCTGCTGGTCGAGCGCGGCGACTTCGCGGTCGATGTGATCGTTGACGGTCTTTACGCCGGCGTCATGTGCGGCAGTGCGTTCGTCATGCCACTTCGAAAGGTGCTCGAGCTCGGCGGCGAGTGCAGCCTTCCTCGCGGCGACGTGATCGCCCGCTGCCTGCAAATTCTTCTCATGGATCGCCAGCTGCTTGGCTTTCCAATCGAGCAACCGCTGGCGCTCGCTTTGCAGCGTGTCGAGAACAGACATATTTTTGGTCCTTTTACTGCGGGCTCAATAGATTGAGGTCGACCTGCAGGCGGGTGCCGGCGGAAGGAAATTTCGGCTCGGCGATATGGAAGAGCTCGTCCGTCCTATGCCGGCGCAGGCGGTCGCCCTGCTGTGGCCGGTAGGGCAGCTGGTCCATATCGAAGTCGATCTGCGGCCGCGCCGAGGCGTGGCCGGGAAGCTCGGGCTTGACGCCCTGGCGGCGCGCCTCGGCCGAAAACGCGCGCGCGTAGGGCTTCAGATAGGCGCCGACGATTTCCTTCAGCACACGAGCCGGATCGGGAGCGCCGCGGGCGTTGACGTCATCGTTTGCCGACGCCCAGGGTAGATACGTCCACCGCTCCGCATAGACGGCGTCGACGGAGCGAGAATGAGCCGCGAGCGCATCCTCGTACACGGTCATGTGCGAGCCGCTTTCGCATTGGCGGCGGCGAGCTCGAGCGCGTCCGCATAGAGACGCATCGCCGACAGCCCGTAAGTAAACGCGGCGAGCAGATAGCCACGCGCCATCGCATCCTCGCGTAGCTTGCCGAAGATCTCCGCGTCGCCGACGATCTGGCGGACCGTGCGTTCGGCCATGTGATCAGTTTGAGCTGATGATCTGAACGAGAGCCTCGGGGCGGCGGCAGATCGGCAGCGGGTTCGACTCCGACTTGAGCTCGATGCCCTCGCCGTGATCCTTGATGTGAGGCGAAACGTAGATCTCGTTGCCCTTGGTGTTGACGAAGCGCAGATCGTGCGCCGGCGCGTTGTAGGTGCGGAACATCTTGCGCGTGCCGCGCGGATACACGGTGCCGGTGTTGGCCGCCCAGAACGCCTGATTGGTCAGCGTCGTCGCCGACGGCGAGGTCTTTATCGGCGCCGTGCCATAATATTCACGGAACAGGATGCGGCCGAACTGAAACTCGCGGCCCCACATATTGCCCTGGCTCTCCTTGCGCACCAGCATCGCCAGCATGATCGCCTGCTCGGCGTTCAGGTAGTATTGCAGCACGTTCGTATGAGTGACGAAGCGCTCGAAGAAGGTCGGATCGACAATCGCTTCGATGCCGGTCATCACCTCGCCGCGCAAGTTGGTGGTGATCGCTTGCCAGACTGCCGCGCACTTGGCGTTCATGTCGGTTGTGTTGGTGCCGAGCAAGAAGTCGACCTGCGTCGGCGACACGCCGAACACGGTATAGAGGTTGAGC